CTTCTACCCTTCTCTGAGCTTTGATTTGTGGTAACTCATCACGCAAAGGAACAATGCCGTTCATACCGCAGTGCCAACAATGGTACAGCGCCTTATCGCCATCTATCCTAAATGATAAAGTCTTTTCGTTTTTCTTTTTGCGGCTGTGACCACAGCTTGGGCATGATATTTTATATTGACCTTGACCTAACCTGTTAGCTTCACCGCGCAGTTCTTGTTCTACTTGCACGTTATTTCCTACTCTGATCCGTCTAGCATAGATTTCAGAGTGCCAGTCAGTCAAGCCACTAAATTTAGTGGTTACCCCTATATATAAATACTATATAATCTCTCTCTTAGAGAGAGAGATATATTATATATATATTATATATTAATTATATTATTTATATTACACGCGCTCACGCGAATAATAGTTCTAGGATTTTCTTTATCTAATTGCCAGTAAATCATCTTCTGTTTTACCTGACGATCATTGGCATAAATCTTATTTTGCATACAATCGAGAATCAGGCTTTCATCAAGGTCAGGCCTTCTTGATGCGTAATAAATTACCATCTCAACCTTCACATCTTCAGTAATTAAATTTTCTAGAACTGGGCATTGCGAATCAAATGCTTTGACATAGTCCAAAGCTTTTTTTGACTTTATAAACCGAGGCTTGCCACCGATCAAAACAGCCTTACGACTGTTCGCTTTACTGGCAGGTTCACCATAAATTGTTAACGAAGTATACCCCAAAAAACCCTATTGACCCCCAATTGATAATATGATTTAAGCATAGATGTTCGGAGTAAACAATGAAAATAACAAACAAAACTGGGTTACCAGATTCTTTTGTCAATTTTGCCCGTGATGACAAGTACACGAAGGGCAAAGCTGATATCAGCGTAACAACATTAATTGATAGTCCTCGTGTTCGAATCATGAAGGATCTTCATGCCCACAAATTAGAAGCAGATGTTGTCGATATGATCTGGCCTCTATTTGGTACGGCAGTCCATCATATTTTAGAAAGTTCAAAGAATACTGATGGTGTGACAATCGAAGAGCGATTGTTTGGTGAAGCACTTGGTTGGACGCTGAGTGGAGCGATAGACCATCAGGAACTTTTGGATGATGGCACTGTTCGGATTACAGATTACAAAGTTACTTCAGCTTGGTCAGTTATTCTTGGAAAAGATGAATGGGCGTTACAGCAGAACTGTTATTCTTGGCTCATCAAAAACTCTATTGATGGAAAGAATAGGGGAAGAGATGTAAGTAGCTTACGCATCTGTGCCATACTGCGTGACTGGCAGAGAAAGAAAGCTTTGTTCGACAAAGACTACCCACAAGCTCCAATAGTTATTGTAGATCTTCCTGTTTGGTCTGGCAGAAAATCTAATGATTATATCCATGAAAGAATTACCCATCATCAGGACGCACAGATTATGTACGACACTGAAGATAGATTGCCATTGTGTAGCTCAGAAGAAATGTGGGCAAAACCAGATACATTTGCAGTCAAAGAGAAGGGGAAAGTAAGAGCTAAAAGAGTTCTTAATTCCGAAGAAGAAGCCAAAGAATATATTGGTGATAAAGAAAACTTAGCAATTGAATTTCGTCAAGGTGAACGCACTAGGTGCGAAGGATATTGTTCTGTTTCAGAGTATTGCGATCAGTTTAACGGATGGAGAAAAACATGAGCGATAATTTAAAATTTATGAGCGAGAAGTTAACAACCGCTGTGAGGGCATTAACAAAAGCCCAGAAGGAATTTAATACACCTGAAAAGGATGCTACCAATGGATACCTTGGTAACAAATATGCTAGTTTAAAAAGTTGTTTAAACACACTTAAACCTACTTTGCACGACAACGGCTTTGCACTTACTCAAGAAGGTGGCAAGGATGAGTTTGGTCATTTTATAGATACAAAGTTTATTCATGAAACAGGTGATTCTTTTTCGAGTAGAATCTATCTTGAATTAGATAAAAGTAATATGCAGGGCGTTGGAAGCGCAGTGACATACGCAAAGAGATACGGCTTATTGAGTTTAGCCGCTATGGAGCCAGATGAAAATCCTGATGATGATGATGCAAATAAGGCATCAGGAACTAAACCTAAAAAAAGTTCAATTGAACAAAAAGCCGAGAAGATCCCCGCTGCCGGGCAGCAATCTTCAGGGAATTTACCCGAAAAAAAAGAACAACCTGCGCCTGAAATTGATGGCTTAGATTTTTAATGGAAGACGATAAGCCTTTGGGTGTCATCACAAATACTATTTCATGGGATAAGAAATACAAAACCCCATTTAGGTTTTATGATTGGCACTCATGGGCTGATGTTCTTTGCGCTTGGATTGATGGAGCAAAGAGTGTCGAACAATTACAGAAATTTGCTAATGCAAATAAGAGGTCTATTAACCTCGCACAACACGAAAACCTGACTTCATACGAGTCAGTAATAGATAAGCTCAAATATAAAAAGAAGGAACTATCATGACAGAGCAACTAAAAAAACCAAGCGGCGTATTGTTTAAACAAAAAAACAAAACAAAAGAAAGCCAACCAGATCATACTGGCAACATTGAGCTAAGTATTGATATGGTTAAACAGATTGTAGCCGAGATCAAATCAAACGCTAGTAAGTATGCTAACGAACATTTTAAGATTGATCTTGCCTGTTGGGAAAACATCGCAAAATCTGGTCAGCCTTACATGAGTGTTAGGGCAAGCATCCCTGAGAAAAAGGATGATGATCTCAATGATGAGATACCTTTTTAAAAATGAAACCAATTAACATTAGGCTTACTGCTGAAGAAGTTAATAAATGTAATCAAGCTGCTACTTTAAGGTGGCAGCTTGCTAGAGCAAGTGGTGTTGTAAACCAAAGAAAAGATGGCAGTAGGGATGATGGAGATATTGATTTACTAGGTATAAAAGCAGAGGTGGCTGTAGCAAATTTATTGGACTGTAAGTATAGCCCATTTGAATTTGGTGTAGATACTGGAACTGATTTTTTTCTTGGAAAGGTATCTATAGATGTTAAAAGCACTTTTTATAAAACAGGAAAGCTATTATTTAAATCTAAAGACTATTTTAAAGCAGACTGCTCTGTACTAGTTTCATCAACAAATGATGACAATGTAATGAGCGTTGTAGGTTATTCTTCACAGAAATACTTTTTAGAAAATTGTGTACCTGATAACTTAGGTCATGGTCAGTGCGTTACCTTAAAACAGGATCAGCTAAAGCCTATGGAAAATCTATGGAGATATCATGTGGCTAATAAATTCAAATGACACTAATTCCGAAACATAAAAATATTCGGGATGAGAAATACCTGAAGACTATACGGGGGCTTCCCTGTTTGGTCTGTGGTCGTGGCGCAGAGGCGCATCACCTAATGTGCGTGGGGGAACGTGGGTTAGGTTATCGCTCAGGGGATAACTGGGCAGTGCCTCTGTGCCGCAATTGTCATACGGACTTACATCGATTTGGCAATGAAAAGAAATGGTGGAACCTAGAAGGTATCGATGTGATTGAGTGGGCTAAGATAAATTGGGAGAGATATCATGGTAACGATAACTAAAAAAACTATACAGAAATATGTATGTCCAAAGTGCAAAGCAAAATCTGGTGAATCTTGTGGTCACAGAAAAGATAAATCAAGAAGTCATCATGCTAGAATGGAACTCGCTCAAAAAAAAGAAAAAGAAAGACTTTTTTATAAATTAAAAAGAAGGTTAGGTAAATGAGTACACACACACTGAAAGCTAATCGTAGACATCCCGATGCAGATCGACAATGCATACAGGTTGGTCACATTACTTTCGAATATAGCAGAAAGAATAAGACTTTCTGTTTAAAGGCTTGTGAAGCTGTGAATGCAAAAGACAGAAGACCTTTGTTTACAGGTTTTATTGAGAAAGGAATGGCTGAAGAGCTAATGCGTTTAGCATCTGTTTTTAGGCAAATATCGGAGGAAAAAGATGAGTGAAGTTAGAAGTAACGCTATGAATTTTGAGGCAGTAAAGGTTTCAATGCAACAAAATAAAGATGGAGTTATGTTAAGATTAGCTGTGCATCCAAATGACTGCCCATCTGATTTACACACAGATTGGGTTGGGAGCCGCTATATGGTCGCTATGGTTAAGCTAAACGATCAAGATGAGATAGAGACCAGACAGAACGAACAAGCCATACAGAGGATCATATCGTCCTGTGGGTTACTATGTAGGGAGATAGATTTCCAGACCTACCTTGGCGTTGACGATGAAGATTCCGCTGTAAGTATGATTAGAGAGAAGTGTGGAATATCTTCTAGAACAGAATTTAGAGACAATGTAACTGCTAGAGAAAAATTTATTGAAATCCGTGAGGAGTATAAGAAATGGACGAAGTAGAAGATAGGTACATGAACACTGTTGAGCTTAGGAACTACATGTCTGTTTCTAAAGCAACCCTGTGGAGAATTATGAATAATGATGATAAAATGCCAAAACCTTTTAAGGTTGGCGAACGTGGTGTACGTTGGAGAAAATCAGAGATAGACCAGTGGTTAGAGGACACTAGGTAGTTAATTCTTGAGGAGCAATACATCCTATTGTTTGAGAGCCTGATCGAGGGGCAGGTTCCTCAAGAACCCCTCACCAAAAAAGTTCAATTGAACTCTTTTAGCAAAACATTGGCTCTTTTAGTTAGTTTTTGTTTTGCTTTATCTAATCTGTCTAGTAACTCTTT